CTCCAATAGTTCTTTTTCATAGTTTTTTGATTAACCGATTTTCAAAATATAAAGTTGATTTTTTTAGCCTTTTCTTGTCAAGTTTTGACCTGACACTTGTAAACATTTTCACTGACTCTGCCTCTGATACCGCATACCCTTGGCCATTATCCAAATGTCCGTCAGTCTTTTCAAATATGATCCTGTAATTATAAACAGGCTTATAATGTCTTGTACCCATATCTCAAATATAAAAAATATGTAGACACAAAAAAAGGGCTTCTTTTCAAAAGCCCTTTGAATTATTAACTATACTTTCTTAAGCAATAGTGACCTTGGTTCGAATTGATTCGTAACCACTGACTCCAGCCGTGTCCAACGCCTCAGGATCTACCAACTCAACAAAGTAACTCTTTGCAGCACTTGAAACGGTAACAGCAAATGCCTGCAAAGTGCTATTTGCGGTAACGGCTGATACTGTCAAAACCAAACCATCAACGTCGGTAGCCTTCCATAGCGCCGGATCAGCTAAAAGAACGCTGAACTCTTCGAAAAGGTTTTTTCTGTCACAACCAGACAACACCCGCACGTTTGTAATTGGCGCACCTGCTGGATCAAGAACCACAAGCGAAAGATTTTGCAGTCCTTTAAAAGAACTCATAACCAATCCCATAGCCGACAAGTCCACAAAAGCAACATCGTCATTTGCTGGTTTCGCTTTAAACGATAGTCGGATATTGTACACCGTACTTGCACTTCCATCATTCACTTTCCAAGGCGAAGCATAATACATCGTTAATGGAATTGATTGCATCGTTTCCCCTACTGTTGTTCCGAACAAAACGCCATCCGCATCAACAAAGAAGATTGCTTTTTTTGTGTTGTTAAACTTTCTTAGCGACTTGAGCAGGCATAATCCGCCATCAACAAAGCGAAGAGTCCAATCGTATTCGCCCTCTCTACTAACGGCCTTTCCACCGTACCCGAAGCTCTCAATTGTTGGATCTTCGCTATTATCCGTGATGGCTACAAAGTCATTGACTGGATACCATCTTTGTGAGGCATCAGCCTCGTTTATTTTTGTTTGCAGGTAGGCCCCAAAGTCCGTTAAATCAGCTTCGAGAACAGTCGCACCAATTGGCACGATAAATATTGCAACCACATTTTTAGGATCTAATGTACAGTCCCCAAAGCCCGTGTTTGCACCACCTGCCAAACAGATTATTTTGTTCAGCATGTTTTTATGATTTTAAGTTTTAAATTTTTTATTTCGATCACATCGAGAAAATCGTTAAAGATGTTCCCCTCGTTTCCGTACAGTCCAGATCTCCCCCAATACAGCCTATCCCATTTTTGTCTTGGCAACTTATCAACAGAATACACCTGAATCGATTTATCTGCCACTACCTGCTTTAGAAATTCTTCGTAGATAGGGTACAGAAACGGCTTGAAATTATACTCATACCTCTCGCTCGCAATGTACTCTCTCTTTGTTCCCTTGGCAATAATGAAATGTAACGTAACCTCCGATTCAATCCCGACATTGGTTGATATTGAATCTTCTGGGAAATCTTGAAAAAGAGCAATCAGCGGGTACTTGTTAAACCTAGCCGACTGCCCTTTATCCTTTTGCTTCAATCTGTTGATTATCTCCAAGGGATGTCCGTGCATGTATTGAACAGCACCGGCACTGGATAATATATCTGGTCTTTTTTCCATCAAGACTAAATTTACCCTTTCCACAACCTCCCTAAAAATATCAACTACTGGCTTCATAAATTAAACGAATTAATGACACTGAAATTTTGACCTGCTCTCTGTGGATAGTTTCTCATTAACAGATCCAACGGCTCCAGCATTTCAATCATATCGTTCCAAGCTTTTACGCATCGATCATCTGGACTAGCCATGACTGCATTTTCTGCTTTTCCGAACACCTCCCCGACTCCCTGTTGAGACGTGATCATGTCCTGCGCAAAATAATAGAAAACATAATTTGCAATCGGACTGATTTTATCACTGTTTTTTAACCCTATCCAATCATAGCTTCTATCAGCAAAATTAAATAAAGCGCCATTCAAGATCTTGGCTATCTCAGGATCAGTGGGGCTTGAATTCTCTGTGTTGATTTCATTCATCAACTCAATGCCAAAGTAGTTCAGTAAGAATCTTTTTTCATACTTCTTAATAAAGAAGTTTACATTCTCCTGCACCTCTGGTTGTCCTAACTGAGCGATGTTGATTTCTCCAAAGAAATATCCCGTGTCAATAATCATTTATTTCGATTTGTTAGCCTTTTCCTGAGCTACAATTGCGGTGTTTCTCTTTTCTACCGCCTTTGCAATCAATGATTCCATAACCTCCTTTGCAGGCTTCATGGTCATTTTTGCTCCTGACTTCTTTAGCTTCTCTGCAACCTTGATATTCATTGCATGAGTGCCTTTCTTATGGTATTGCGTATCCTCTGCGAGTTCTACAATTACCACCTGTTCAATTTTTCCGGCCATCTTTTTTTATGGTTAAATTTCAAATTTATTTTATGCTACCGGCTTTGTAATTGCCGTCAGGATATTTGCAATTGTGTCATACATCACACCATTTACTTTGTGACTTGGAATATATGAAAGCACCTCTTGGTATCCTCTGTAAGACGTTCTGTCTCTTCGAAAATCATCTTCGTTCAAGCCTCTCTCGAAAACAACATCGCCATAATTTCTGATCTTGAAACCGACATCTGCGCTTGTGAAAAGCATGTGAGTGCTAGGTATATCTTCTGCATCTGAAGGTACAACCTCGATTCCTGCAATAAACAAAGTGCCTAGTGCACTGACATAAACCAGATTGTTGTTTTTGTACTTGTCGTCTGAATCCTTAAGAATATGCATAGCATAAAATATATCTTCCGAAACAAAAACCTTTTGTGGTTGCTCTTTCAGACTACCCATATATGCGGCACCGGCTACGATTGCATCGATCAAATTAGGTTCTGAAATATTTTCGTCAAACGCAGGAGTCGGTGCGTATGTGATTGCATTGGTTTTTAATCCTAAAGGAGCATCTGCATCAACTGCTGGATTGTTGTTTAACAAACCATCATTGTAAGTCTCTCTCATTTCCTGTAGGAAATCTTCCCTAATCCACATCTCCATGCTTGCTACGTCTCTCAAAAGCTTGTCCTCAACCGTTCCGAAAATAGCAAGCTTCTTAGCCTCAACTTTTCCGGTTCCAACTCTGAAAGATCTTTTTGGCTTTGCCCCCCCAGAAACAATCCAATCTGCTCCGCCTGGATCTCCAGCAACTGGGTTTGCATCTCCAACCTCGATTTTTTCCATGTACAAAAGCTCTGGAACACCAATAGAGCTAATCGTAAAGTTGTCCAGAATAAGATTTCGCTTTCTTTTTCTCTCGTACAACTCTGAGTCAATCTCTCTGCCTGTAAATGCACTTTGATCGGTTCCAGCAATACCGGTAAAGAAAGTAGCCATTCCAAAAACTTCTGGAGCCTTAATTCTTATTTCAGCCTCTTGTCTGGTCTTACTTGTGCCGTTAAAGGTCGCTGAAATAAAAGCCTCAATGTCTTTCGCTGTAACAAAATCATTCTTTTTTCCAGAATTACCGCCCTCTTTGGACTTATTCTGCTCCTCTCTGAGCTCAATAATCTGCTCACGATACTTCAAAAGAGTCTGGTTGATTCCCAAAATCTCCTTGTCAACATCTTTTTCGCTCATAGTATTGATCGTCTTTTCCAAACTATCAATCTTGGCGGTTAGGTCGCTCAAACCTTTCTGCTCTTTTACCTCTACCAACTCCTGCTTAAAGCCTTCAATTTGGTCTTTTAGCAGGGCTAAGGCTTTTAATTCATCTTCTCCCATTTCAATTTTTTGTTAATGTGATTAATTCATTCAGTAGATCTAATCTTTTTTGAGTGGATTTCTCCGGCTCTCTTTCCGAGGTGACATAGTTGCCGGCTTCGAATAATGTGGGCGTGGCGCTGTTAGATCCTTCCATAACCATGCTACCTTCTTTGTAGATTTTTGCTTCTTTTACAGCCCAAAAATAGCCGTTTTTAATTACTTCATTCTTATTTGCAATACTATTTATATACTTCTCGTATGTTTTCCTCTCCTCAACAAGATCTTTGCTATCTGAATTGACGGCTAATGTTATTCTGACGTATTCCATCCTTACAGAGTGTTGCACCTTTCTGCGGTTACGATATGCCTTAAATCCAATCTCGTTTGAATCCTCTGTCATGGTCGCTTCAAAAACCAATGCCTCTGTCTCACCTTCATAATCTAAGCCTAAGTCTTTCCATGGTATAATCTTAACCATAGGAATAACATCCTCTGGGTATGCTATAACCTGACCTATTTTATAGTCATGGTTTAAGATCAATGCTGGCCTCACTCCGTCACTAATAGACTTGTTCCAGATTCCATTTAGGTGAACATCTTCGTGTGAATCAAAAAATAATGTTGTGTTTATAACTGGAAAAACTTTATCGCCAAACTCCAATTTAACAACCTCCCCCTCGGCCTTGCTTGAATTCATTTTAATTCCTAGCCCTGCCATACTTGGAACTCCATCAGCATTTTTAATGGCTGACTTTTTGGCCTGTAGGATCTTACTAGCCTTTCCTTTCATGGCCGTAAACATTTCCTCGTAAGTATTGAAATCTTGGCCTAAAACTTTACAATGTATCATTTGATTACCTCCCCTTTTTTAAGATTGTTGATCTTCTCCTGTATCGACTGTTTCAGCTTCTGGCTCAAACCCTCCTGCTGGAGGCTGTTCTTGAGTTGCTGGATTTGAACTTGATTTTTCATAATCGAATTTTTTAAACTTTAAATCTACAAATGAAAGAGCTTCTTTCTGATCGACTCCCAACTCCAAAAGAGATTTTAAGTTAGCCAACTTCTTAGCCTTGGTCTCCTCTCTCTCTTTTTCCATAACCTGTACGAATGGTAGGTGATCCCAACTCATAACAATTTCACCAACAAGCCCAAAAAAGTCTGTAATCCCTTGGGCTAACTCTTGACCTTTTGGATCAAGGCAGTAGGCTATATGACTAGATCTTGCCTTTTCTTGATTCTCATAAGTAGAGCTTTGGTTTGCCTCTAGCACATCTCTTGGTATGTTATACATTCCACCAATTATCGCATAGTCTGCTAAATAACTTTGGCTTAACTCCATGTTTTTCATGTTCTCTACAAAACGTCTAATCTCGACCATAGATTTAACTGCATGGATATTCTTTTCTCCGTCCTCTATTTTCGTTTCGATGTCGTCTTTTTCTTTTTCTCCGAGCATCCTTTTAGTCACGTCCATTGCATCGGTTCTACCAGCAACAATAAATTTTCCAGAAAACTTTGTATTGATGTTCTTTGATTTTAAACCCTCCTCAGAATTTAAAATTACTTTGTAGAGTGAATCCAATCGGCTAAATCCGTTAATGTCCTTAACTGGACTATTGGTAAGATCCATGAACTGCATCAAGTCTTTGAAAGGCAATTTTATATTTTTACCGTTTTGCTGGCAATAAGTTATTTGTATTTCCTGCATCTCTTCCCAACTGGAGCTAGACAAAATTAAACCCTGTTCTCTTAAGTTCATTGGAAAGTCCATCTCGAAAGGATTCAAAACAAACATCTTTGTCGTGTCTGAAAAATTTTTGTCCCTTACGTAGATCCAAGAATTGCCCATCATGTTCCAGAACATCCAGTCCCAAAGAAACTGCCGAATATTATCTTGGTAATTAGGCTTTCTTAGAACTCTAGCGACGTCTTCGGGCATCTCCCTTTCCTTATCCTTCTCATAGTAATAAAACTTGCCTAGGCTAAACATATCGCATTGCAGGGCAATTACCTTAATCATTGCTGGGTTGGCAATTACAAGCTCCAGAACCTTCTGCATTTTCATTCTGCTGAATGATGCTCCCCCTAAAATGTCATAGCTGAAATAATTGTAGTTCTTATTGAACCCGAAAATTGAAGATAAGCCCTTTAGTAAATCCACGTTGATAGCTTTTTTTTTACTAATGTAAAGCTTTTATGCCATTTTAATAACGCCTTCTATCTGCAAAAAAGTTGCGACATACCTAGCAGGATCAATTGTATGATTATCTACATCCATAGGATCTTCCAAAACTAGCCCATATCTGTCATTTTTGTAACTGTAATTTTCCTGTTCGTACTTAACATTCTTGCTGTCCGAAGTGTAATAAACATTTAAGTTTTGCAGCAAATCAATTCCATCTTTGATGCTTCCAGGTGGTTTGTGGGCTGAAAGCGCATCATCGTAACCGCACTGCCTTAAGGCTATAATCTTGAGCTTTCTATTTGGATCACAAATCACATATCTGTCTAAAGGGATTCCCAACTTTTTAAAAAGCCATATTACCAACCCCTCATCTTCCAGATCAATCTGGGCTCTTTCCGTATCTGTTAACTTTCTGCGGATCTCATTTTCTGAATCATAATTGAGCTCCCGAATATATAACCCTCCGTCATAGTACTTGCATTCAATGATTCCAAACGGGTCGGACTTGCCCCAATCCACACCGTAAATGCTTTCGACTTCCAAATCGTAGAAATCTTGCAGGGAAATTTCCTTCCATCTAAAAATTCTGTTAGGCTTCTCGGCCTTTAATCCCAATCCGTAAACGCTCCAGTTGTAATTGTCTGCGCTCTGCTTCTTTTCATTCTCTTGGCATCTAGTTAATTCTGCCAAATCTTTGCTGTCAAGGGCTTTCTCGTTTTTAATATAGTCATATATAGTCGCCTCGCTTTCGGTTAGCTCTTGACTCTCCACGGCCTTGCACATCTTGATAGGTTGATAGCTTAGGATCTTGAGCCTTTGCTCTCTTGGACAAAATATGTTGTCTGCAAAGGTGGAATGAATGACTAGAGTTCTTTTGTCCTTTTTCAACTGATCCACCCAATGAGCTTTTTTAGGGTTCCAATCAATTATAATTTGTCCTGTGGTTCTCTGGTCTATCTGGTCAAAGGTTCCTTTCGAAATTTGATACGGTTCATTTAACCAAGCAATATCGCCATTGTAACCCATCACTTTTTTTTCATCGTCAGTTCCGGTAATCTCAATTACAGAACCCGTATTTAAAAAATGATACAATCCTTTTGATTCCTTAAACCTACAATATTGAGCAAATGGCAGATAAGGATAAATTTGACCCATGTCATAACCTACTGTGTCTTTGCAATCTTTCTTGGTATCTCTCCAGACTGATATTCTTTTGCTCTTGTTCTTGATTCCGAACATATACAGCGACTGGATTATTGAATAGGTTTTTGAACTCCTAGAACTGCCTTCGTGAATAATGTATTTGTACTTTCTGATCTTCTGCCCATTCTCGTCAATCAAGATTTCGCCATCCTCTCCCAACTCAAACAGGTTCATGGCCTCCCACTGCCTCTCAAATACTCCCGTTGCGTTTATCTCCATTCCAAATATTATTCTGCTTTTTTTAATAATTACAAAATCCTTTTTAAAAACCTAGCACGTGGAGACCAGCACTTGCCAAATAAAATATTGAATTTCTGCTTTTTACTTCTTTATGTTGATTGTAATCTCTAGATCTTCCGGTATCTCCAGATCAATTGTCTGCATGCTTAGCGCTCTCTGCTCCTCTTTTGTTGCAATCAACTTATACAAACCCATCTGTAAGGCTGAATTATCGCTTATACTCCACTTTTTCCGCATTGTATTCTTGGTTATAACCCTGTTCAACTCCAATGCCTCTTTTATAGTGTCCATCTCGTTCAACTTATGGTTATAGTACGTTCCTTTTCCTATACCTAAATATGCAATGACGTCTTCGTGAAAAAATAGGTTTTTTTCCTTGATTAACTTGATTGCTTTTATCTCCAATGATTTTGTGCTATAGTCCATTTTTATCCTCCATTCTTTGTTTAAACTCTCTCTCTGCCTGCTTTCTTTTTCTAAACTGCCTCTCTGTCTCCAGACCCATGTCTTTGCACTTCTGCTCCCAGCTTTTGCTCTTTCTACTTAAAAACTCTTCTGTAGCACTTCCATATTTTGCCAAGCCATTTACATAACATCTTGGTTTTTCAAATATTCTTAACTGATCTCCCATAATTAAACACCTTTTCTTGGTGACCTCATTTTGATGTAATTCTTGTTCATTTGCCTTTGCACAATCTTATCGCCCCATTTCTTTCGCAGGATCTGGTATGCCTCTAGCTCGCTCTCTTCTGTTCTATACGCAACGCACCCCCCTTCGTTTGTAAGGTGGATCACATCGATGCCATATTTTAAACATCTCAACACACCCCCATATTTCGCTATGTGTTGCATCGAATAATCGTAATCCTCTTTTACTCTTAACCTTTCATCAAATCTAAGCGGGTTTTTTATTATCCCTATAATATTTGCCACAGCTATTGATTGGGTACTAAACGGTGAATATTCTCGGTAAAATTTATAATCGCTGGCCATTGAAAAGCCCCACGCTTTAAATCCCCACTCGGAACACAAAAGGAACTGGTCTGCTACTATTCTAGATATTCTTTCTGGGTCAATAAAAGTCGTCATTTTACCTGCTTCGAATAAATGAAAGCTCAACGCATCATCATCGACTTGCACCTGCCATTCATCCTTTACGTTTTCCAGGATCCAATTCCTTGTTTTGGTAATTCCTTTCACTGAATCCGGCACTCCTAAAACTTGTTCGTGGAACTCCAGATAAGAACTTTTTTCGCTTTCTGGGCAGACAATTATTGCTTCTGGAAAAAGCTTGTGAGTAGTAACCTTTCCTGCTCTGCCTTTACTCGGTATATAAACCTTAAACATTGTCTAGCTTTTTAATTAAATCAAGCAAAACCCTTCCGTCTTTTACCCTTCCAATTCCTTTCTGCTGGTAGGTTTCTGTAAACCCTGCCTTTGCAACCGTGACCACATTAAAGAACTCTTTTATTACCTGCCAGTCTAGCTGATTCTTAAAAGTGAAAACAAGATAATTATGCTCCTCTAATATTTCCTGAGTTATCTCAATTTCTGGATTCGTGACAGCCTGAGCCTTTAGCTTTTCATTCTCTTCAATATCAACACCCCACTGCTTAAGTTCCTCAACACCCCAATTGTCTTTTAATAGGGCTGTATCCCAATCTCCAGCGCTTACGTTGTCTTTTATGATAAATTCCTGTTGCTCCTCTTCTGTAAGGTCGTCGGCAAATACAACTGGTATTTCCTTCATTCCAATTTCCTTGCATGCCTTGAACCTCTTGTCACCGCCTAAAATCATGTACTCAGAATTCAGCACGATCGGCCGAATCTCTAGCATTTTTGGAAACCTCTTTATAGATTCAATCAGTTCTTTGAACTCTGAATCCTTTTTAACTCTTGGGTTTTTTGGGTTAATCTTAACCTTTCCAGTTTTTACCTTTATCCACTTCATACCAAATATTTGTTTGTTCAATTTATACAGAAAAAGAGCTACCGCAAAACAGTAGCCCCTATCTGGGTGATTCTCAACTTTAATATTCTAATTGTTTGGGAACTTGATTCTTGTTGCCGGTAAGAAACTAGAATAATGAATCAGCAATGTATTTATTCCATCTGGCTCCCTTGCCCTTTCTTCCATGTTCTCGGTCATCCTAAAATTATACCCTCCTAACTCTTCCATGAATACAACTTTTACAAAAGGACTAATCGGGTCATTGTTTCTCGCCCTTGCATCCATCCTGTGAAAATCCACATCATTTGTCTGCCCTTTTCTATCGTGAATTTGCAAGTCAGCCATTCCTAAACTTCGTCCCTCAGAGTCTTTTCCCTCCTCATATATGACTGATATAATAGGGTAATTTACGTTTATTTGGGATTCTGTTTCAGATCCCTTTTTCTGTGCATTCGCATCCTTCGAAAGTATTAAACTCAGGGTAAATGCCAAAAAGGCAAAAGCGAATAATAATACAAGTTTTCTCATTTGATTTTATCTTTAACTAGTTGAACTTTTTTCAATGTTTCTGCCTCTTTTTCGGCTGCTTCGGCTTTTATTTTGTAAGCCTTAACTTGATTTTCTGCAACGGCAACCCTCCAGTCTTTATTGCTCTTAAAGAGCCCTCCCATAAATGGGCTATGCCTTTTCAGCCACGCCGGGTGCTCCGCTGGCTCTGCAAATTTTGATTGATACCTTTTTGCAGGACTAATTACCTGCGAACACCCAGCTAAAATAATAATCAGCATAATAATCATAAGTGCGATAATTCCTAATTGTAACTTTTTCATGTCTTAAAATTTTAATATTGTTTGGTTTGGATTAAATGGTATTTGATAATTTTCATTTTCAGGATCATCTGGGTCTCCTAATAATTTCCAGTTCCAATTGATATAAGATAAACAGGTAGGCTCTGAGTCTTTGTATATCCATTCCTTTGGATATTCACCGTCTCCAATCTTATAACATAAAGATCTTAACAATATGTTGCACTGCTTCTCTCCCTCTGGGTCTGGATTGCAATTTTTACACTGCATACAAAACTTTTCGGTAAACCAGATTCCTTCGCTTCCATTGCTTGGTTGGTAAGATTCTGGTTTTGCTGTAGGATCTGAATTTTTTGGTAACATTTTTTAAAGGGGGTTTTTAGGCCCCCGATTAAATTAAAGCTTTTCGATTTCTCCCTTCGCCCATTTCTTAAACCCTTCAAATTTTTTCAGGATCTCAGAACTTAGCTCATTTTCAACTGGAGCATTTTCAAGGGTCATGCCCTCAATCCAGGCTTGGAGTTGCTTCTTGACTGGTGCTTTTGCCAATTTTTCAGCATCCTTTTTGTCCTTGGCTTCTTTTTCCTTCCGGTCATTCTCAATTCCTTGCAACCTGACTCTCTCTGCTCGCTCTTCACTTTCCTTTGTAGCCTGCAAACGTAACCATTCAGTTTTTTTGTCTGCTCTTTCCTGAGCATCTGTTAAGCCCTTCTGAAATTCATCATCGGTAGAATTAATAAGCCTTTCGTAATCATCCACAAATGAAAGGATTGCAGACAATTTTTCACCTCTCTCTTCTCTCTTGGCCTTGATTTCTTTTTCCTCTAAATCCTTTTCAATTAGACTTGTTACACAATGATTAAACCCCTCAAGATCCAACTGTAAAACGAATTCCTTATCACTGACAAATCTGGAATAAGGCGCAATTAATGCCTTTCTCCTATTTAATTCTTTATGATTTTTTTCAGCCTCAACAAGATTAAACAGGAAATTTTTAAAATTAACTTCTGTCATTTCTCTAAAATCATAGCTGGTAATCGGGTCAGCTAAATGATTCACATATTTTGCGACCTCTACAAATCTTTGTTTGCCAATTTGATCCTGTTCTTTGGCCTCTAGCGCTACTGCTTTTAAAAGCTCATACTGAGCCTGAGTCATTTCGCCGCACTCAGTAAGAGTATATTTTCTCTTTAGGTACGCCCCAAAATCCATAAGTTCGGCAAACCTTTCTTGGCCTAAGACTGCCTTTTTTTCGTCCTCTTTTCTCTTTATCTCAGCCTCTTTTTCCACCTCGATTAATTCCAGATACTGGGTTTTCTTTTTCTCAAGATAGGCTGTCCATACCTCCTCTTGCATAGCTCCAAAATTGAGGTCGTTCTGCTCAAGATTAATATACTTCTCAATCTGCTTGGATCTCTTTTTGTTGAGGGCTTCAATCTTCTCTGCCATCTTGATCTTAGTGTAATTTTCGACCTGAAAAAGCTTTTCTTCTAGCCCCTGACCAGCGAAGATTTGGACGTTTTT